ATTTGTGTTCATTGTGTTAATCATACGTATATCCTATAGGAAAAACCCTAAAAAGTCAAGCATTATTTTTTCCTTGATTTTACTAGGTTTTTGAGAGCAGATGTTCTTATTTTGTTCTTATTTAGTGAATATAAACGTAGGTTCAAACTTACGACCAGAGAGATTCGGTCTAGTAAACTTACCCAAATAACGATTTTCTTGTTTCTTTTCTACTGATTCGCCGTCTAAATTAGTGGTTGATGAACCACCTTGTTGCGTTGATAGTGATAACCACCAAGTATCTGTATGTTCAAAACCAACATCTAGTGCTAGTTGTACAGTATCTTCTTCAAAGGTTTTATACTGTTTTGTGTTTGCAACGTTTAATGCTAATTTCTTACCTTTTTTCAAACCTTTATATGCGTTAGCAATAGTCTGTTTTAAAAACTTCTCTTTCCATAGATCACTTGTATTAAACTTAATACTTGATTGTTCTGGTTCATCACCGTATGCCTCCCAACCAAAGTATGGTGGACTTGTAAATACAAAGTCTAAACTTTCAGGTTGAGGATCATATGTTTCACTACCTTGTCTTAATAATGTATATGACTTATGTTTATGTCCGTAAGTATCTCTAATTTGTTCTAAACCTTTATATGTAGGAATACAAGGGTCTGTACCTATGTAATTAACACCGGCTGCAATTGCACCTAATAAACGACCACCGTAACCCATACTAGGATCCCATACTGTACCGGCACTTGTACCCTCTAGTGGACTATCTTTTTCTACAAAGATGTCATATAAAGCGGCAGCGGCAGTAGGTCTAAAATTAGATACCATTTGAGTACCACTATAACGTCTTAACATAGATCGCATATCTGAGTCTGTAATATCGTGTGGTTTCTTTTGTTTGAAAAATGTACCTGTAAGTATTTTGTTTATACCTTTTTTAAGATGTTCTTCATCATTCCACACTTCCATAGGTGTTTTCATCTTACCACATTTAATGCCCCAAGCGTGTTGCATATATGACCAGGCAAGATTTAAACCGTGTGTAGATTGACCAATGACTTTGTTTTTATGGTCTATCATTGTATCACGTCTAAATGACATTAACTGATTATAGATATTGTTTCTCCATTTTTCATCTGTAGGATAATATGGAAATCCTTTATCTTTAATTAGGTCGTGTGTTTCTTGTACTATATCACTCATTAATAATTTTTAATAATTTACTTTCAAAGGTATCATAAATTTGATCTTTTGTCAATAGTGATTGCTTATATGTATTATGTATTTGTTCAAATTTACTATTATAATCAGTATTCATTATCTTTTCACATAGTTCCTCTGGACTTTCTACTCTTTGCCAATCATCTTTTACTAGTATACCTGACGAATCATAGTCTTTATAAACCATAGGTATTATACCACACGCTAATGCCTCGTGGTATCTGCTTGTAGTTGCTTTATTATCTTTCCAATTAAAACATAATGTATATTTTGATTGATTTAATATAGGCAATATGTTTCTCATACTATCAGGTTTCATATCTCTTTTAACTGTAGAAAATCTACCTATAAATCTTGTAAGAAATCTACCCATACCTTCTTGCATTTGTTTTAAAAATACGTGTCTTTGATCACCACTTTCTACACCACCAACATCACGTCTTTTTTCTGTTCCCCAATATGTAAACAAATAAGGTCTTTTATTATTTTCTGGCAACTCATCTTTTATAAAATGATATTTCATTTGATGTAAATTACCTGGTATATCTGTTTCATCTAGTATAGATACTTTACGTATAGGGTTATCTTTGAAAGTATGATTTCTATATAAATCTTCATCATCACCTCTATCTGATCTTAATATGATAATATGTTTATCTTTTAAATCTTTAAAGTGTTCTTTGATTGCAGTATTAGATTTTTCTAAATTTTTAGGGTCAATATAATTAGGTATGTGATAATGAAATTCATTCTCACTAGGTATAATGATTATATCACTATTAGGTATATCATCTGGTTTTCTACGATTTGCCTTTTCCCAACCAAAGTTATATACTCCATAATCAAATTCTGTATTCTTAATTTCAAATCTTTTTAACAGATAGCAAAAAGAATCTATAATATGATCTAGTGGTCTTTTATAGTTAACACCACTTCTTAATCTTGCAATTGTTATTTTCCTACGTTCCAAAACAGAGCACCTTTCTTAGCATATTTTTTCATTACAGTCCACGCCTTTGCGTCATATGTAGGTACAGACGGAAAAGGTGGTTTATCTTCTTCTTTAACCTCTTGCATAAACTTATATTTTGATAGATACAGTTTAGCACGACCTATTTCGTGTTGTTTCATTTTATGTCCAACTGATACTACGTTAACATCTTTATCTGGAAATGCCATTTGTAATCCTCTTGTTAATGTACCACTTGATCCTACTGACCATATTTCACTAATACTAATATTATACTCTATTTCTATGTTTTTTGCAAGCCTCTTTATATCTTCAAATACTCGTTTTTCTTCTAATCCTAGTGGCAATAAACGTCTCCTTTTTGGATCCTCGTAAAAATACTCTCTTGCCCTTGCCTTTGTTACTTGTAACATACCGTTCGGCACCCAACGTATATCGGCACCATAATCTAATGCTTGTTGTTGATATGGGTGCAAGTTATCTAATGATCTCTTTGCCATAAAGAATACTGCTTTTTTACCATATGCTTTTGCTTGTAGTGTTAACGATAGTTGAGCATATCCATTTGCAGGACATCCACCATATACAAATTCTTCGGCACCTTCTTCTATTTCTTCTCTAATTAGTCTATCTACAAATCTTCTTTTAGAACCGCCTTCTAATAGATCATCACGTACTATATGAAAACCCTCGTGTTGTTCTATAACTAATTTAGGAAATTCGTATGGTTTCATTTTAGTATATTAATATTACTTTCAGTTTCTATTACAACTCTTGCACCACAACTTAATAATGGTTTATCATTACCACCATAAACAATCTTACTTGGTCCTAATACTTCTACCTCGTGGCAATATGTATTTTTACTACCTTGTTTAATTGTAATCACAGGATCATTTTTATCGTGTTTCTTATTTGATCTGATTACGTGTTGGTTTACGTGTATGTATGTTTTACTTTTTTTGGGCATTTTGATATTTTCTATATCTATCCATTTCTTTTTCTGCTTTTTTGTATGCCATATCTAGTTTCATTTTACTAGCATATTCTGTAAATACTCTACCTAACATATGATCATATTCGTGTTGAAAGACTCTACTAATCATACCGTCTAAATGACCTTCTTTTAAATCACCGTTTTCATCTTCATATTTAACTGTAACTTTACGAGGTCTTGTAATAGATAAAAATACAAAAGGAAAAGTTAAACATCCTTCTTTCATTACAACTGTTTCTTCACTACTATTTACAATCATAGGATTAAAACAAGTCATTTTTAAACCGTTTTCTAATTGTGGGTGATCGCCTAATACAAACATATTAAAAGGTAAACCTACTTGATTAGAAGACAAACCTATACCACCATATTTTTTCATTGCGTCAAACATTTTTTCTGATAGTTCTTTTCTATCTTTAAATCCTTCTTCTTTTAACATATCATCATTAAAAGGTGCAATTGCTGTTAACACTCTTGGATCAGTTGGTGGTATTAATTTTAGTTCTTTCATTGTATCTCCTATGTTTGCTGTAGTCTTGTAAAGTTCTTGTATTTTTCAAATTTTAATATGTTGGTAAATTTATCAAAAAGAATATCGCCTTTATGTGATATAATAAAAACATTTTCATTATTTAATTTACTAATAATTTTAAAAAAATCATCTGTTCCTTGTGCGTCTAAACTACTATCAAATATTTCATCAAGTATTAATAAGTTTGTGTTGACACTATTTTTCATTTTAGCAATAGTTCTCCAAGTAAATAACAATGCAAGGTCTATTCTCAACTTTTCACCTTCACTAAAACTATTGTAGTTAAAGGTATCTCTATGACGACTTTTTACTGTTTCATTAAATTCTTCATCTAAATGAAATGATACAAAGAAGTCCATTGCCTGTAAATACTGATTAATTAGACCATTGATAATAGGTATATACTTTTTAATAATATGTCCTCTAGCACCTTTATCACTTAATACTTCTCTTAATACATCTACATATTTTTTTTCATTGGTTACTCTATCTCTTTCAACTTTAGTTTTATCAAGTTCTTCTTTTAATTGTTGTAAGTCTATAGCAATTTGTTTGGTATCAGTTTGTTTGTTTTCTAATATTGATATTTCTTTGTGTATTCTATCACTATAATTGTTTAGTTCTTCTAATGATGTATTTACTTTTGCTATATCAACATATAAGTCTGATAGTTTTTTAGATATAGCACCAAAGTGATTAACTTTCTCTTCCATCTTTGTAACTTCACCATTTAATTTCTGTATACCATCTTCTAATTCAGTTACTTTATTTGCTTCACTATTAATTTTAGTTTGTTTAAAATCTTTATCTATTGGTTGTGTACACGTATAACAAGTATCGTTATGTATAAAGAAATCTAAATTTTTCTTATGACTATCTAAATTATGTTCTATTTTTGTTTCTATCTTTAACAATTTTTTTAGTTTATTATCAGCATCTTCTTTGCCTTCTAATTCTTGTTTAAATGAATTTATTTGATTATTTAATTCTTCTATTTTTGTATTGTATTCTTCTTTTGCTTTTGTTTGTTTTTCTAACTGTATCTTTTTATCATCAATATCATTTGTGTTTAGGTTTGATAAAGATTGAAAATGTTTCATTTCTGTTTCGTATTTTGTTTCAATTAAATCACATTTATGGCGTACATCTAATATTTCTTTTGACAATTGACCTTGTTGATCTCTTAATATTAAATCCATTTGTGTAAATACTTTTACATCTAATATTTCTTCAACTACATCACGTCTATATCTTGCCTTCATTTTCATAAAAGGTTCATAAGAAGAAGACCCTAATATAACAACTTGAATAAATGATCTATAATTTAATTTCATTATATTAGTTTCTAAATATTTTTGATAGTCTATATTTGAAGCATTCTGATTTATCATTTCACCGTTACAATATATTTCAAATAGATTAGGTTTAACACCTCTTTTTATTCTATATTGTTTTGTACCTACATCAAACTCTATTTCAACCTCACAATCTGATTGATTGATTGTGTTTATCATTTGTTCTTTTTTAATTATTCTAAATGGTTTATTAAACAACGCCCAACATAATGCGTCAAGTAAAGTTGATTTACCTGAACCATTTTGTCCTATGATTAATGTAGTAGGTGAATTTCTTAAATCTACTTCTATGGGTGTATTGCCTGTAGATAGAAAGTTTTTATAACGTATCTTTTTAAATACTATCACTCGTTTGCCTCAACATATAATTCTTTTGTAACATCTTTTAATTTTTTTCTATCTAAATCGGTATCTATTTGATCTATATAGTTATTTAAAAATGTCATAGTATCTTCACCTTGATCTAATATATCTGATCTTACTGTTGTTTTAATATCAACAGGATCTTCAACTATTTGTAGTTCGTGGATATTTGTTTTATTGTAAAACTTTTCAACAAATTTATTATACATTTCTTCATTTGTTTTATGTGATACAAACAATTTAACAAAACATTTTTCATAAGGTGTTAAATCAAAATTAGTATAATCTGTTTCTCTATCATCATATATTATCTTTTTGAATATAGATAAAGGATTAGGTATTCTTTCCAGTTCTCTTGTTTCAGTATCAAAGATGTGAAATCCTTTAGGACAATTATAATCTGACCACATAATTTGATATTGTGTTCCTAAATAATAAATGTGACCATCATCTGATTTTTTATGAAAGTGACCTGATATAACCTTTTCAAATCTTTTAAATTGACCTCTTTCTAAACCGTGATCATTTACTACACCTTTGTGCATTTCAAAACCTTTAATTTCTAAATGACCAAAACAAATATCAGCAGTAGCATTGTCTATTGCATATATTGAATCTTCATAATTATCATCACATATCCAAGGTAAAAATAACATACGACAACCACCAATCTCTACTTCTTTAGGACCTGTGTATATCCAAGGTTCGTTTTTGCCGTCAAACGTTGTAACAAGTTGTTCTATTGAGTTAACTTCGTTTGTATTTTTATAATAGGTATCGTGGTTACCTAGTATAACGTGTGTGTCTATTTTTAAATCCCATAATCTTTTCCAAAACTTTTTTTGAAAATTATGAGCAGTATTAAAATTAATAAATTTTCGTCTATCAACAACGTCACCTAAATGTATTAAAGTATCAATTTTGTTTTCTATGAGATATGGAAAAAATAACTCATCATAAAAACGATTTTGATAATCTATAAATGCAGGTGAATCATTACGACATCCGAAGTGTGTATCATTCAGTAACGCAATTTTCATAACCCATAAAGTAATCTAAACTAACTTTACTTGTTCTTTTCCTTTTCTTTTTTTTCTTATTGCTGTCTGCTATTTTCTGTTGTTCTTCAATAGGCATATTCTTTTTAAGAAATTCTGTAAATTGATTTTTAAACTCTTTGTCTTCACCAGGTTGTAAAGTCATATCATCATAATTAGACTCTGTAATAAGTCTGTTTTTAATAGTTACTTGTTTCTTCTCTTTCTGTATTCTTCTTACAAAAGCGTAATAGATGATTTGTGTAAAGTAAGCAAAAGGATTATTTGATTTTGATGGATTAAAGTTATCCAGATATTGTAAACAGTTTTCAATACCATCACTAATCATATCGTCCCTAAACGTATAGTTGATAAAATTAGGTCTGTATGACAAATGATTCGCAATCTTTAAAAAACAACTACCAATATAATCTGTTACTGGCGGTTTCGGTTTCTTTTCTTTATTTGCTTTATTTACAGACTTTCTGTAAAGTTTCATTGCTTCTAAAAATTCTTTATTATTTACATAATGTTCTGATTTTTTCTTTGTCTTATTCATAATATTAATATATCACCTTTCTTTAAAAAAGTCAATGTTTAAAGATTAGCATTGACATTTTTTCTTTTTTATGTATAATGGAGCGTGTAGCGGGGAATTGAGGGATAGAGCTATAGATATTATTATTAATGGATAGTTTTATCTTCATCATCTTCATCACCAATTTCATCAAATATTTCATTCATTTTCTCATTTTCATTATCTGTTAATCTCTGCCTACTATAGTTTTGATTTCTGACAGGAACGGGTTTTTCTTCTATATTATTTGATATATTCATATAACTACTTGCCATTTCTACAGACGCATTAGTTATTGTTATAATTTTATCTTTTGGAATAGTAATAATTTGATCTGGAGTATAAGAACACCACTTAATTAATGCCACATAATCTTTGAATCCAGTCATTGTCATTTGAGGAACATATTTAATTAATAGTGGTTTAGTTAATCTCATTAAGTTATGTGATTCAGGCAATTGTTTATCTCCTGTAGGTACAGCAGTTACAACATCTTCGCCATTAATCAAC